GAGTGACATCCTCTCGTTCAGCCATTGTGACATCCCTTTATTCCCGCGTGTCGCTGCGGCGCGCTGCCATCTGTCGCTTCAGGCGTGCGTTGCCCCTTGTCGCCCGGGCTGGCGGTAAGCCTGTATCGGCGGCTCGTCCGAAATCGGCGTCCCTCAAACCCCTTGTTTTCCGCCAGCAAGGAGATTTTGCAGGAACCATTGATAACGAGCAGGATCGCGCTGCGCCCACTGCGCCAGAACGTCCTGGGCAGTGGTGCTTGCGCCAGGGATCCCGGAAGTGTCGCGAAACAATTGCGGCCGGTCCGTCCTGGTGAACGGCCCCGCGTTGTCGGTCAGCAATCCGCTCGACAGATCAAGCGGCGAAGGTGCGGGCTCGGATGGCGCCGCGCCCATGATGGCATCCCACATCCTAGGCATTGATCGTCACCTTGCAGGGGCCGGCGCGTTCGCGGCGCGCTCGCGGTCCATCTGCATCTGGTGTTCGTGCTGCTGCTGGTCGATCCGCATCGAGGCCGAGGCCTTGATGCGCTCGATCTGCAATTCGGCGGCGGCCTGCATGCGCGCGATCTGCGCCTCGTTCTCGGCGCGCATCCGCTCCAGCATCATGTCCTGCTGCAACTGCCGCTGCCGGGCCTGCTCGTCGAGCACCTGCTGCTGCTGCTTCATCACCGCGTCTTGCTGGGCCTGTGCCGCCTCACGCTGCGCCTTTTGCTGTTCCAGCACGGCATTCTGTTGGGCTTCTTGCCCATCGATCTGCGCCTTGGCCTGCAGCGCCATCAGTTTGGGATCCGGTGGCGGCGGCTTGTTCTGCTGCTGATTGATCTTGTCGATCATCGGCTTCTTCACCGAGGCCGGCAGCGGCGCCAGCATGATGGCGATCTCGGGGAACTGCTGCACGAACTGCGGCCCGAGGCTCTGCAGCACCTGCATGCTGTCGCCCTGCATGTTGATGGTGTCAGGGCCCTCGTCGATGATGATGTCGACATCGAGCGAACCCAAGTCATTGACGATGAACGGCCGGCCATACTGGTCGATCTCCAGCTTGTTGGCCTGGAAGAACGTCGCGACATTCTGGTCGTCGGTGACGCGGATCCAGCGCTCGGCCTTCCAGTGCCGCTGCACGATGTTCCAGCAGTCGCGATAGACCCGGATTTTCCAGTTCTTGAATGCCGTGAGATACGGCCCCAATTCGGCGATGCCGGCCTGCTGCAGCAACTGGATCGCCCGGCCCGAACTGTCCTCCAGCCCCTGGCCGATCAGCGCCGGGTTGGGGCCGAAATTCTCGATCTCGTTCTTGGCCTCCTGCAAGAGTTCGAGCTGGCCCTTGAAGTCATTCAGCGTGGTGGTGTCGGCCTCCATCTTCAGGCCAGGATTGACCTCGACCCAGCCGTCAGCCTTGGCCCATTCACGGCGCGACACTTCGATGTCGTCGACCGCGCCCTTCTCGCTGATCACCTTGCGTGAGTTGAGAAGATGCAATGATTTGCTGCGGCGGTGATTGATCTCGTCCTGCGGGCTCTTCAGGTTGCGCGGATAGCCGTAGCGATCGCCGTCGTGGTCGACCGCGGCGGAAAACATCCGGTAGCGAGGGAATGTCTTGCCCTTCTCGTCGACGAACGGACTGTCGCCGCGCATCAGCATCACGGTGCCGGCGTAGAGACACCAGCGCCACTTGCCGTCCTTGATGTACCAGTGGTCGATCAGGCGGATCTTGCCCGAGGTGGTATTCGTCCAGTTTTTGTTGCGGTCGAAGTCGGTGACGTTGATCAGATCGCTGCCGGTCTCGGCCATGTCCTCGATTTCACTGGCCTTCTCGGGAACGATCTCCTTGACCTGTTCCTTGGTGCACCATTTGGCGACGCCGAGGAAACGGCAGTCGGTGAAACCCTCGTCGTAGCTCTTCGGATCGTAGAAAAACCCGTCGCCATAGACGATGTGCAATTCGAGCGACGGATCGCCCGTGTCGCCAGTCACCAGATCGTATTCGATGCCGGCTAAGCCATCGACCGCGGCGCCTCTGGCGATGCGCGAGCTCTTCGAGGCCCAGTCATTGCTGTCGAGGATGTAACGCAGCACGGCGGTGGCGATCTCGGCGCCGGCATCGTGCTTGGGCGTGCGCGCAAACGCCTTTGGATCCTGTCGGAGGCGCTCAATCAGGCCGACAACGGCATCGATCTTGCGAACGATGCGGTTTGAGGTGACCACCGGCTGCTTGCGCGCCCTAAGCGTCGCGATCTCCTCCTTAGTCCACTGGTCGCCATGATAATAATGCCGCGACAGCAGCATTTCCTCGCCTTCGGCGTTCTTGGCGCCGACAAATTCCTGATATTGCTTACGCAGAAAGGCGATGTCAGTGTCGTCGTCGGCATAATTGTCGGTTTTTTCCGGCTTTTTGCCATAGCTGCCGCCCCGCAGTGGGGGCTGCGGTGCGTAGTCTTGGACGGCCATGGATTATTCGGTGTCTACGTCGTGATCGACGTTGGAATCTAAACTTTCCTGCAGTTTTTCGACCTCATCGAGCGCCTTGACGGCGACGCCGTAGAGCTCCTGCGGATTAAGCGCAGCACTGGAATTAACCCGCGCCTTGATCGCCTCGACCACCGCGTCGATGACGCCCTGCTTCATGGCGACGATGACCTGGCCTTCGATTGAGTCCTCAAACGGCAGCCGATGCTTGACCATGTCTGTTACTTTCCCGGCTTGCCGTTGACCCAGCCATAGTCGCGCCGGCTCGGCGGCACCGTGCTGGTATTGGGCAACGAAGTGGAAGATGTCGGTGTCGTCATAGTCGGCCTCGTTGAACGAAAGGATCGTGGTTGTCACGGCGGTACGGCAGTAACCGAAAGCGTTGCGCCCGGCGCCACGAAAAAATACTCAGGGTGGTTCGCCGGCAGCATGATGTCGTTCTGGGTCACGGTGCCGTTGACGCGAAAGACACACATCACCTCGCAGACCACCCGGATATATTTGGTCTGCGAGGAAAATGGCAAGGAGGCCTGGCGCGTCACCGAAATGTCGAGCACCGGCTGCATCACCGCGGCCGGCAACCTGGCGATCGGCGCCGGGGCCTGCACGTTCGCGGTGACGAACTCGGCGATCCAGACCCGCGCCATCGCCGCCTGTGCCACGCTGGTCGTGAGCAACAGCAAACCCAACAGCACAATCGCGCGTATGATCATGGCATCACCTCAATAACACTTGAACTCGTCGGTCCCGGTACGCTCACGCACATGGCGGTAGCCGCTCAAGACGATCGGCGCCTCGGCCTTCTTCGGCCGGACCCCTGCCGTCATGCGATCGAGTAATTGCCCAACCAACCCGATCGCATCGACCTGGTCGTCGTGCTTGCCGGCCGGAAAGCTCAACAGTTCCGACCGGAATGCCGGATACCAGGGCGCCTGTTCCGGCACATACAGACCATCCAGTGCCATGCGACCCCTGATGCTCTGCGCCCGAATCGCCTTGTCGCCGCGGGTCGGGAACTGCTCGCGATAACAATAGGCCTCCCGCTCGCGCTGCCGTTTCATGATCCAAGGACCGACACCTGATTTGATTTGGCCTTGCTCCTCGGCCCAGCCGAGCGGCCGGTGCTTGATCACCAAATCGCAGAACGCCTCGACCCAGACATCGCTACTCGCCTGCTTGCGCCAGACATCCAGCAGATACATCCGGTGCTCGGGATCGATCCCCACCACGGCATGCACGGTCCAGTCGCCACCGTTGTCGGTCACGGCATAGTCGGATCCGCCATAGACCCGCATACACTTGCGATCCGGCGGCAAATCGTACGGCTTCAGCCAGTCCAGCTTGAAATAATCGCCCTCGTCCGGCGTCGGGTTCTGCATGTACAACGCGCTCCAAAACCTGGGCTGCGTGTTCTTGCGGATCCGTTCCAGGGTCTCGATCGGATAGGCATCGTGCCACAGAGCAGAACCGTCCGCCTGGATTGCCGGCAGCTCCACCACCTCCCACTTGTCGCCACCCGCCGCCTGCTGCGCCAGCAACTGCCCACAAAGATCATCCTCGTGCATCCGGTGATTGATGATGATGATCCGCCCGCCCGGCATCAGCCGGTTGTAGGCAGTGCCGGTGTACCAGTCCCAGACGCTCTTCCGCGTGAGCTCCGACATCGCGTCCTGCATGGTCGCATATGGATCGTCGATCAGGATCACGTCACCACCTCTTCCGAGAATGGCGCCGCCAATACCCAAGGCGTAGTAAATCCCGCCGGCACTGGTGTGCCACTTGCCCCTGGCCTGGCTGTCCTCGGCCAGAGCCGTGGTCTCGAAGATGCAACGGTACTCGTTACTGCCGATCGTGTTCCTGACCGCCCGGCCGAAATCGGTCGCCAGGCTCTCGGTCGCCGACACGCTGAGAAACTGCTTGTCCGGCTGTCTTCCCAGAAACCAGGCCGGGAAACGGTGCGAGGCCAACTCCGACTTGCCGTGACGTGGGGGCACCAACAGCATCAGGCGGTCGACCTCGCCCCGCTCCACCCGCTCCAGTTGCCCGGCAATCTGCCGGTGGTGCGGTGCAGTGCGATAACGCGGATAGGTGTATTCGGTGAAATCGATCAGATGCGCGGCGGCGTCCTTCCTCCTGATCAGTTCCGCCGCGACCCGCTTGGCATCAACCGCCTTGGGCGACCAGTCATGAGCGTTTTGCATGGCAGCGACTGGCATCGGCAAAATATTTCCTAAAGATGGGACCCAGCCCACACCTGCGATTACCAATAATTTTTACCCGTAATCACAGGTGTGACAAAAAAAGCCCGCCACGGGGAGGTGACGGGCTCAGTCTAAGGGAAACGTAGAAACACTTGAGAGGGAGTCCACCGGCATTGGGCCGGCGCCAAATCACGACGGTAGGGTCGTGAAACCTAGTTATGATCAGTTATGATCAAGCCGACCGCATCCGCCTGCGCCAGCCCAGCGCCACCAGACCACCCAATCCCAGCAACCCAGGAATACCGGCACCGGCCAGCGGCAGCGGCACCGCCACGCAAGAATCGCCGACACACTGCGGGTTGATCACCGTGCCACCCGTGCCATTGAAAATAAAGAAACTCTCGGCGCCATCGCTGGCCCCGTTCCACACCGCATGGAACTGGATCTGATCACTCGCCTGCACCCCCGGCTGGTTGAGAATGGCACTCGCCAGGAAATAATCGGCAAAGCCATTGCCATTGGCGTCGCCGCCGACATTGGCCAGGCCAGATGCAGCGGAAAAGGTTGAGAGAACAGTGCCTAACGTGAGGTCTTTCACCTCGAATAGCAGCAAATTCTCCAGGTGGTGCGCGGTGTTGATGTCGATGCCGATGCTGAAGTTCACGCCACCGGCCGCCACCGCAACCGCGAGCGCCGTGTAGACCGGACTGACCTCGTCCAGCGCCACGTCGCTGCCATGCTGGGAAAAGTCGGTGTAGGCAAAACCGGCCTGCTGCTGCGGACAGGTCGTGCCGGCAATGATACACGCCGTGATGTTGGCCTGCTGGCCGTTGATGCGTAACTGTGATGCCGCCGGAATGGTGCCAAGCGTCATGGTGTTGGCGTGCGCCAGGGTGGCGGTGGCGATGGCGAAGGCAATCGCCAGCAGGAGGCGGCTCATGGGCGTAGCTCCGTGGGTGGGGGACGATTTAAGGCGGACAGCGCCCGGTTCATTGCAGCATCAATGGCGCGGCTCAGGTTGACCATGTCGGACAGGTCGCCATTTTCCTCGACCACCCGCCACATCCCAGAATATTTCTCATCCGGCACCACCACCGCCAACGGCTTACGTTGGTCAACGAGTGTGATGGCATACCCCGAGGATCGCGGTCGGACAGTCAATTGAACAGTCGAGTACAAGCGCATATCG